AGTAAATGCCAATTCTAACTCGAATTAATATCATCAAAATCTAAACTAAACACCTCTAAACTGTACTAAGAATCAAGCAAATAAATCATACATACTACTAAATGAATTATCCGACGCGTTTTTACGGGACGCCGGGCCCTTCTCAGCCTCATTAGGAGGGGTGTGTAACGCCACCAACCGATACAGAAACGTGGTTTTTACGGTCCACGAACCATCTCAAAACAAATCCAGCCATTTTCGCCGGAGATATTCATAGGGCGGGATGTTTAGCGCCCGATAAATGTGGGATTTCTTCAAGGTATTCCTGAATTCCTCATACTCTTCTTTCCCATGGTGCCACATCAGTTCACACAGACATCGGACATGGTCCTGAAAGTCCTTGGGGTCGCGCGTCCAGCGCAGCGACTCATAGATTGCTGTCTTGTCCATGGTTGGATGCACCAAGAAATCAAATTCATCATCTCTCTTGAAGCCGCGTTTGAGGAAGGTGTGCAGCTCCAAGGGACCGCCATCTGTAAAGATTTCCCCTTTGTCCGCTGGTGTAATTGTTAATCCAAATAGTGCACCAATTTTGGCGATAGGCTCGCCATTAAGAGGAAACGGATATCCCACCAAAACATCATCACCATAAGCCAAAATCTTAAGAGCATCCAGGTCAATTCCCTTGTAGGCCATTGGAATGATTGTTTTCAAAATGATATTGTTGATCATGCTGTTAAAGATGGATGTTCCGGAGCAACCTGATGGCATTCCACCTTCAATGTGCACGAAGGTGTCACCCCATAAATGGACGGAAAAGCACATGTGGTCAATGATGAATTCGACATCATTCTCATCAAATCCAAGTCCCTGCAGTACTCCTTGCAGGGCGGCAAACCACATTGGTGATAGACTAGCATCAAAATTTTTGTAGTCAAAGCTTATCACATATGAAGAATCAAATTCAGCTTGAAATCTAGTCCAATCCCTGTCTGGATTGCATCCAACAGCCATCCCGGTCGCTGTGCCTGGGTTTTCACAAAAGAAGGAGTACAACCTGCCAAACACTTGTCGAGCGTGCAGAGAATCGTTGATTGAGCTGGCTTCAATGACTCTTGTGTTACCTGTCAGTATCTTCTCTTTGCTCCTCAATTCATCCTTCAAGTAACAGGTGTAGGGCAAACCATATCCATGCAGATCGAGTCCCTCAAGCAATAGTTTCCTGTCATTTGCCATCAATTGTTTCTTTGTTATTCCCATGGTGTTGTAGGGAAAACCAGCACTTGTGGCCGAGTCCAATTTTTGCAATCCATGGTACCCTTCAATGGCCTGATCTAGGGTCAGGGGCTCAGTGACATCCTCTGGTAACAGGGGCCTGAGTTGTTCCACATAGTGCTGCACTGCTGTCCTAACTTCATCAAGATTAATGCTCAGTAACCCTTTCTTGACAAGCTGCTCCGGGAAAACATTGCCTTTGTACTTAGATAGGACAGTCTCCTTAAGATTACCATTAAATCTCTTATCCTTGTCGGACAGCACTGCTGGTTCCTTGGTACCGGGCACAATGTCATGGTACACTGATGGTAACAGTTGTGTGCGTGATGGCATATGCACGCTCATTGTCTTATTTCCCCAAATTGCTGGTTCTTCTTTGATTATTTTGCCCTGTTTTTGTACGAAATATTTGGCCAACAAAACACTGGCGTAACCATTGTATCCGTCACCCCCTACATGCAATCCAATTATTTGCCCAGCTTTTACAAGTAGTCCACCACACCAGCCACTCTTTGTGGGGTACCGATAAGTCAATGATCTATTGACAATATCCCCACTGAGACAGACCGAAGAGAGAGGAGTCACTCTGCCAACAGGCACGATGGCACTAATCAAATCACTATTCAGGACCAACATGACATCTTTGTACGAATCAATCCTATCAGGTAAAAATTTTCTCAGGTCGGGCATTTCATTAATGTTTTCAAACTCAACGCAGACCAGTTCTAAGTTGCGTCCTCCATCCAGTACTAACTCATAGCTGTCCATGACCTTCAGTTCCACTCCATTCAATTTATATGGTTCTACTGCTGCATGCTTCGGGAGCAGAACTGTTCTACCAAAAATTCCCACTGCCGTGTAGGGGCCTGCTCCAGTCACAAGTGGAAGTAAGCTCTTCTTTTGGATCTTTTGGGCAAACTGGAAATCTGGATTTGGTGCTCCTGGTCCTTGTACATTAACGGTCCGAACCACCGGTTTTTGCAGTTGTGTTTTCGTTGCCCCTTCGTATGGCCCTTGTGGTACAAATTTATGGGAAAAGGCATAAACCAATCCGCCAATTGTGGCAAGTACCCCCAATCCTATCACACTGGCTTTTAATATTCGTCGCCAGTGTGACACCTGTCTAACGAGGCACCTATCTTTCACAGAAACTGGTACTATGAATCCTGCCTGTTCCAATTGATCAATCAAATTGTCTCCGGCTTGATTGGCCATCAAAGCATCAGCAACATCCTCGGGCAAAGCTGAACCACTAACTGTCACAGTCTCCAGAATTGGTTTTGGAGCGGTTGGTCCCTGAAATAAACCGTCAACATTGATCCCAACTTTTCTTTTTCTCTCAGCCTCCGAGACCAGTAATCCAATCACTTCATTCACCGAAAACTTGTTTCCCTTCTTGTCCACCAACTTTACCGCTTTCCCACAGAGTAGTGGGCAACAATGCTTAGTGTAAAGCACATCCACCTCATGATCACACTTCGCCAATGCCTTCTGCACATCCAATTTCCCAGCTGCATTGCAATAGTCCTTACTCAGATCAATGGTTGTGTCAATGAAAAACCTCCGGTTTATTGCTCCTACGTCTGAAATCGTTGGAGGATTGAAAGTTCTCAAATTCGTGGATGCTAGAACAAAATCACTAATAAATGGTGCTCCTTTATCTGCCAAGTCAGCCATCGGTGGGTAAAAGTCAACTGTCGAAATCATCTGACACAAGAATTGGAAATCTGCTCCGTCGGGGTTCTGTCCCAAGTCATCCATGATTGTGACCATCTGCCCTTTATAACCATCAAAATACTTTGGATCAGGTGGGAGCGAGTAGGGTTCTTGAACTCTATAAAATTTAGACAATGCCTTACCGATGACCCCAGTGACCAGTGATTTGCCTTGTCCTGGTGAACCTCTTATCACCAGAGCCACTGGTTCAAAAGATCGGCACCTGGAATGTGACACCTCCCGCCTAATGTCTGTCTCTATCCTGACCAATTGCTGGAACAAAATTTTGGGAACCTCTGCCTCTTCCTGGACCCTGTCTTTAATCTCTAGTAATTTATCACACAATTTGATAACAGAACCACGCGTAAATTTGGATGGGTCCTTCTGATACAGAAACCACTCATTAAGATAAAACTTCAATTCATCAGCCATAGTTTCCTGGTGCTTCATTTTGACAACCAGATCCTTGACCCAATCTATCAGCTCTTTAATTTTGTGTATCAGCCAATCGATCCCTTTCCCAATGTTGAGGGCAGTGTTCAAGTCCCTCATCCCATCCGGTCCTTGTTTGAGACAACTCTTAACCTTGTGTTCCCAATACTTGACACCTATGTACTGGCAGATTTTGCGCTTCATGTAATCAATTGGATCACTGGTTAGGATATCTACACCCAACATTACGCAACATGAGGTCACTATGGCTGGGTCATGGTGCCCCCTGACGATTATCGTTGTTGCGCACACTAACTTTGTGACCCACTCAAGGACATCGAGGACCCCATGATTGTCATCTTCCGGTTCAAAGGCCAGAATGGTCTTTTCAATTCCCTTAATCAGGTTTCCAGATAGGGAAGCTCCTATATTTGTACCCATTTCAGACGCTGCCTGTTGCATAGTGGTGCGTATTTTATCCACCAATCCCTGCTTTCTAGCACAAGGCCCTTGTTTTTCACCCTGCCTCAATATTGAGTTGGGAATTTTGCCATTTTCATCAACAACGACAATCCGGTGTCTACTAGCTGATTCCAGCTCTGCGTGTGAAAACCTAATGATTGGCCTTGGACAATAAACCTTGAGATTCACGGGGCGCACCCAAACTTGTATTGAAACCGTAGATACCCCAAGCTGATCAAGAAGCCGGAAGTAAAAAGAGCCAATTGCATTGCATGGGTTGGTGCCATAATTGTTTTTATCAAATGTGCCATAACCGTTAAAGAAGGTGGAGAAATAATGAGCAGTAGATAAAAACGGGATTCGGACACTAGACCAATTTTGCTGCAATCTAAATGTTGTCACTGGGTTAAGGGATGTTGCCCATTGTGATTCGGTATCGGGGGGCGCCACAGAACCATTTGGTGAAAACATGTATTGGATCGTTGCGTCCATGATACCTGCCCCTGGATTTGTAGCAACTGGTATAAACACAAAGTCAAAATCACACCGATAATAAGTGGCCATGCAGTACATAGTACGGGCCATGTTTGTTCCATTTGAGATCATAGAAAAATCAATAGGTAACTCAAACACAGTGGCAGTATTTTGTTCATTCTTCAGACTAAATGAGGCCACATAATGGTACCGGCTAAGAAGATATTCAACATCAGTGTCTTGTCGCGAAAAAGAGATGCGGGACGGTTGGACCGCAAACGAATCTCCTTGGTCTATCTGAGTCTTACCAGTCTCTGTCGCTGTGAGTGCTGGCGCTGCATCAGTCAATTCAGATGGTTCAGCAGTAGTAACATTATCATTAGCATGGGGGTTCACTGCCGTAGCAGGTCCCTTCAGGGTCATGGCTTCGCTCACAAGTTGCTGCACAGCTGATTCTATCTTGATGGGACCCTGAAAGTACGCGTTATCCATTGGCACTCTGAACTGAAAATCCTCTCCAGCGGCCACAGTGGTGATAATTTGACTGGTCGTTGGCGTCCCAGGTGGGTAGACAAAGGAGGTTTGGTACCGCATAGAAATCCACCCACACACAGATATTGCCGTATTCTCACCGCTCGTCATCCTATACTGGGAAACAGAGATGTATGGTACTGTGAAACTAACAGATGACTGTAGGCCAATGTCCCAGACCATATGTGTTCCCAGCATCGCCTGCTCTCTATCTGTTGGTTCAGTTCCCCCTGGAGGCGTGTACGCTATCAGCAATTTTCCGGTCACCATGCTAGATCCACAATATGTGAAGGTATACTTTAAGGAGCCCCGATATTGTTGAAACATTTTTGCAAGCATCCCAACATAAGTGTTGGCCAAATATTTGGCGGACAAGCTGATGTCTAATGAAAATACTTTTGTTTTAGTCACCAAGTTCCCAACGACGGCATTCATCTTAGTCGTTATTGCGGTGCCATCGGGGATCTCTTCACTCGCTGCCTGTGTTTGACCCACGTCCGCGAATGTTCCAATCATGGCTACTTCCAATAGATTCACGAAACGTCCCGGATTCTCGAAGGAGTGTGTTGGTTCAAAGTGAGCATACAATGGGTAACCAGCATTGCGCAGTGTTGAAACAAATTGGCCGGAACCTGGCACCTGAAATGTCGGGACCCCTTCCAAAGCAGCAGCAGAGCGCAGGCCAGCGAACTCAGAACACTGGGGGGCAACTGATACCGTTATTGGAATAGTGGTGGCAGCGCCTGCAGCATAGTCCAGGTCAGCCAGGATGATCAAGTTCAATGACCATGGACAATGGATTTTGGGTAGACACGCTGGTGTGATGTTAAGATATGGCAACACAAGCGTGGCACTGTTGTTGGTCCTAATATTAATCAATTGATGGGGATAAATATTCCATTGATGCCACTCACCATCGTCAGGCATGGTTTCATACGTCCATGAGGCAAGGTCACCCGCAACATTGGCTTCATTGGGAATTATCTCACCATTGGGACCCATTTTCCAGTATTGATCCTCCGGTATTGCATAAACTCCTAAACAACCCTGGTGAAATTTGGTTGCATTTACTTGCACGTGCACCAAAAACCCTGAGCGACACAGGTAGTGGAATTGACAGTTTTGGCCGAAGACTCCAAGTTTTTGTAATGCCCAAAACAAGTTCAGTCGAACTCTCACATAATTACCCCCAGTTGGCGCTCCATTAAACCCAGTTTTGTTCCAATAAATAGATTCTAGTGTATAGAACCTGTCACATGAAACTCCTGGTCTCGTTGGCATATCCACAGCATTTCCTTGATTGGGTGAATATTCTGGTGTTCTGCCATAGGCAACCACTGCTCCACTAGCAGCTTCCTGTGTGATCATACAAGAATTACCGGCCGTAACCATCAAAATTCGATCAGAGTACCCACATTGTTCAGCAGATGGGCTTTGTAGATCGGGTACAAAACTAGAGGAAGCTAACTCTGTGACTGGGTCAGTGAAGGCTGCTGGATCCAAGTTTTGGGTGGGGGCATTCGCTGCATTTGCATACTCAGCACCATAATAGTTAATATAATTCACAGTGGAACCGCCAGAAGCCCCTATGTGTTTGTTACCAGACATGGTGCTAGACAACTGTCCCTGAAACTGACCATCACAACAACAGCAATGCGTCGTACATCCTAGATGTGCATCACATATCCAATGCATTTTCCGATCACCCAGATATATCTGTGTCCTGTCTCCATAACATGGCCAGTCCTTATCACTCTTCACTTGATCATAGGGAACTAACATTGTGTGTACATCATCAGAATCATCTCTACAGCAACAGCAATCATCATCACCATAGTGTCCATCACACTGCCAATGTAGGCCTCCTTCTTTCTTCAATATCTGGTGCCTTCCTCCATAGCAAGGATACTCTAATGCTTCAACCTTCAAGTCCTCTTCTTCATAGGCCTTGCTGCAAAGACAACACCTCAAAGCCGACCTATGCCTTCGACAACTAGCATGACAGTACCCCTGGTCACAATACATCTTCGGCCGGCAGGCCTTAAGTTTCTTACATTGTGCCCCTTGGAGAGTCCCTTCAGGAATCACTCGCAACATGCCGTTTTCCTTAACCTCAATGCGGCTTGGTGGATAGAATTGGAGTAGTCGGTTATAGTCAGACATTGACCATTCGGGTTCACCCGGTTGTTGACGGTGATTTGTCAACTCGGCATTATCAAGTTGATACACACAGCCAGCACACTCAAATGTATTCTGGCGATAGTCGCAGCAACAGCACCTGTCCTCCTCCTTGCACTTCTGTATGTGAACCATGCACACGTAATGCCAACCGCTGATGTCCTTACACCCACCAAAAATAGGGATATTGCGTATACGATGCTTATATAAAGCATGGCCAGGCAAATTCAGCATCTCGTGGGTGCTCAAGTTGTATCCAAATATTGCGGGCCCTTCATCTCTTGCAACACAACCACAGCACATCGGTGTTTCAGCAAACTCATGCCTACCGCAAACGAAATGGCGATAGGGTTCCTGATCGTGGTCCAATCCCATCACACATTGTGGTCGAATCTCATGCCGCTTGAAAGCAGAGCATTCTTTACTTTGATCCCTACAATACTCGTGGAACTCTATCTTCCTTTCACTCTTATAGCCATCCCAAACGTACAGTTTGCGGAGTTCCCATGAGCCCCAATCATTGAGGCGTCGCTGTACACTAGTGGCGATTCTGTGCATTCTTGCCATACGGTGAGGAAAGTAGGTGGTGTATGCTGGAAAAGAGACTGTGGAATCCATGTGGCAAACAACGGATTATACTAACAACAGGCATCCGCCGGCAGGCTGTCACCCTGCATTCGGCCATGGAGGGTTTCCCATTCCCTCGTATCATGTAGTGCACCATTTATGCATTGCACGCTATACATGGCAGTGGCGGAGCGTTCGCGTTCACAACTTCAGTGACCTTGCAATATTTCAGCACCAGTTTAAAGTTGCTAAGCACTACTAACTCGTATCCTACGTACACCACGTATAGCAGGTGCGGGTAAGTAATACTTTCCCTTTACTACACAACCCCGAACTCACTGTTGTCAGTCCACTGCACATGGGAACATGGAGAGCTACTAACCCACTTGCCACATGAGTGTTCACTTCCAGGCTATAATCCCATGATTCGTGAATTACTTTTTATCAAGAAGCATAACTTGCGAAATCCTCTGCTCATCATAACCAAGTATCAGTCCTAAAGAGGGGAAAAAGGTATGGTGAGGGGAGGGGCGAACTGATGCAAA